ATAAAGGTACCTCTTGCCTGTGTCTTACCTATTGATTTGCTTCTCATGTGTATCACCACCTTTCTTTTTCTTACTTGCCTTATTGAATTCCTCTACTATCTTTTTGCCTATCTTGTCTTTATTGGCATTCATGTAAGCTTGTTGCTTTTTGCTAACATATGGCATGTCACACCTCCACCAATGTAAATTTCTCGTCAGGACGGAAGAGTTGTTCTGAGGCTTTCTCCCCTTGCTGTAGACCTATTATATTAACTTTACAGCCGCCATACTTGCTGATTAAGTCTCTTACCTTTACCTTTGGCATTGAAAGCACGTATAAGCCATTTTGAGTGTCAGAACATATATCGATTATGGCTTTAGCAATATCTTCTTTTTCTGCCATGTATCTCTCGGCTTCCATATCCGTAACCGTCAATGGCTTACCTTCTTCATATTGCTTCTGCCATATTTGTAAAACGCTTCCCGAACTCCCAATAATATTACCTGAGCGCACAACTACAAACTTAGTGCGGTTTCTACCTTGCCAATTTGGAACATCCAGGACAAGATACTCTGCCATTGCCTTGCTGCATCCATATATATTAGTTGGGTTTACAGCCTTATCTGTTGATATCTGGACAAATAACTCAATATTGTTCTTAACTGCACATTCAAGGGCATTTTGTACACCTATAACGTTAGTTTTGAGTGTTTCCATAGGGTTTTCGTTGCACAATGATACGTGTTTTAAAGCTGCACAATTCACTACAACGTCGACACCGTTAAAAGCCATATCAAGGCGTTCTTTATCTCTTATATCACCTAAAAAATACCTTATCCTGTCTGTAGGCTCTCCGTATTTTTGCCTTAGCAGGAATTGTTTGTGTTCATTTCTGCTAAATACCCTTATGGAGTGTATGTCATATCTTAAAAATTCGTCAATTAACACCTGCCCTAATGTGCCACTCGCACCGATAATAAGTATTTTTTTACCTTTAAACATTTTGTCCTCCATTAATTAAAGCTTGCTGTTCTTCTGGTTTCATTGCTAAAAATTCCTCACGCATATCCTCCGGAAGCTGCTGAATTATTTGGTCCATATTGTCGCTTTGTTCTACTCCCTGTTCCATTCCCTGCCCTTCATTTTGCTGTAAAGCCTGTTGTTGCATCATCTGATTATCGAGTTCATTTTGCAGTGTTTGGAGTATTGCTTCTGAGTTAGGGAATCCCAATTTCGCCAATGTTTGCCATACAAGTATGTTACGGGGAACAGCTTCCATGTAGCCACCGCCTGCAAGTTCAAGGATAATCTCCATTAATCCAGTCTTGGTCTTGGGGAATCCTTGTTCTGCGCTTACTTCTATGTCAAAGTCTATGTATATTGGATTTCCGCTATCGTCTTTTTTAACCATGTCATAACGGTTAAATACGCCATATTCAGGCTGTAGGGTATTGTCAAGCCTATATGGGAGGTTGCCGTCACTAAAACATAATATAAAGTTGCACATCAGCCTGTAAAGCCTTTTAAAAGCGATATTTTTTTCATTTACCTTTATGCCTATTTTTTCCTGCGTTTGGCCTATAAGTGCGTTTATGGCTTTACCCGACTTGGCTTCACCTTGCGCCTGTCCCTGCCATACCTGATTTATGCCCATTTGATATTGTAGTTGTTCAGTGAGGAAACCGTAAAATTCTAACGCTTCACGGCCTTTGTCCTTGAACTCAAAGTCTTTAAAGTTATTGACGTCATTTACGCCTATTATGTTAAGGTCGTCATTGTCAATAAGCTGTGCTGCTTCTTCTTCGACGTTCTTGTTATAGAGTATCTTGGTATTGCCTTTTAATATGCGTTCTTCATGCTTGTTAAGCATTTTCTTCATTGCCTGTTCAAAGTCGTAAGTTCTTTCTATGTCAGATATTCCAACAATAGATTTTGACCTCGGGATATTGTTTTGTATTACGATTGGCAATGACTCAGGGCCTTTAGGGTGAAATCTTTCAACCTCTGTTCCTGATTCTAACCTTACCCGCTTTTCTTTGCGCTTTTCTTTGCGCTTTTCTTTACCTTTTTCTGTTTCTACCTCTTCCATGTAATCGTCTTTTACGACTTCCGTATCGTCGTATATCTCGTTTTCTTCTTCGTCTTTCTCATACTCATCTTCATCAGGGTTATATTTTCTCCTGTGGTAGAACTTTGGAATTTTAAGCAGAATACATTCATTCGAGAATACTACTAGTCCACATTCATCCTTATCATCCAGGTACCATTTTTCTATAATTACATACTTTGCTTCCGGACTGTCTGCCGAATGTTTATACACGTCAGGAGATATATTAACATCGTTTGTCTTATTAACATTACCCTCATAAAATGTGCCTACCCTGTCATATTCAACGTCTGCGCGTTCACCATGATTGGGAAGTTGTTTTGCGGCATCACCATATCTTTTTTTACATTCTGCCAGGGTTTCATTTTCTACATGATACCAACACCTGCATTTGTTCTTGTCGGTTGTCCCTACAGCCCATAAAATGTTTTTAGGGTGGATACAAATTATTTTTGGCTTTCCACGGTATCCATAACCCTTGTAGTTATTGTCTTCTATGACCTTATATGCTACCATACCGTATTTCTTTACTTCACGCTCTGCAAGTGCGTTTATTTCGTCCAAATTACTACTTCTAAGGGCATAATCTACCTCAGCCTGTAATTTCTTTACCGGTGCCTCATCGTCCTGTGCTACAGGCTTAAAAACAGCATCAGGTATAGATAAGTCTATCTGCGATTCAATAAAGGTCTGAGATATTCTAACAGTGGTACGGATGTCGTCCTTTGTGGAATCCGAATATATGTTGCCAAACTCCCTGTCACCCATGTAGACCTGTTCTTCACGGTCAAATTTATCATTCCACTGTGTTTTTTCGTTCTTGGCATTGCCAAACTCTGTACGCAGTTTTTGTGCTTCTGCTATCATTTCGAGTTCTGTGTTCTTTTCTTCCATTCGTTTTTTCCCCCTTTGCATAAGGGCTTTTATAGGTTTAATCAGGTCCATTTTTAATCACCTGTCTTTAACAAAATTTCTCCATAACCATGGTCCTTTACCAAATGCATTAAAAAAGCCCTTTCGAGTGTACGAAGGGCTACCATGTCAAGTTTTTGCACTTTTGCTTTTGTATTCCTTACGTCGTAAGGGTCCATATAGTGTTGCATGTTAACTTTCATTGATAAGTGCGCTACTGCATACGCAAGCAGTTCATCTATGCTCATTTCGTAAAAGTCTGGCTGCTTTTCTTCCTTGCGTTTTGGTATTTTGTCAGGGCTTATTGCCTTGTGTTCTGGTGCAATGTGGATTTGTGGGGTGTTTTTTTCTTCAAAGTTCATTTGTTACCTCCAACCTTAATCGTATTTATTCCATATTTTTGTTTAAACTTTTCTTTAAGCTTTGTGTTTTTTGTCATGTCCTGCAATACGCTGTAATGTACTTCCTTGCCTTTGAATATGTTTTCATGTGGCTTGGGTGGGTTTGCGCTTTGCTGGCTTCTTGCTTCGTACATGATTGCAAGACTTAAAACACAATCGTCGAAACAATCGCTTTCCGCTTCTTCCTTGCCTTGGTCGTTGTAAATAAAGGTAAGCATTTCGTTAAGTGTTTCAATGTCGTTTATCAAATCAATTTCTTCTCTCGCTATAGCCCTCAACCTGTCAATTATTCGTTGCCTTGACTGGTCTTTGGTATCAAAGCCGAATTTCTGTTGGGTAGATTTTGAAATCCTATCGAATATCTCACGCTTATACTGTTTCCAGTAGTTTTCACGCTGCAATGACGTTATTGTTGTCATACCGTGGTTGTTTACTTCATCTGCAATTAAGGCTTCGTTGTAATAATGTGCCAGTTTTATTTGTTCCAATGCAAATAAGTCAGGGTGTATATGCAGTCTTTGTTTTGCGACTTGTATACCTGTTGTGTTGTCACATACCTGTGTTACGCTCCAATCGCCATTTATAAGCCCTTCTGCTATATCACCACCGAATACATATGGATAGTCTTTTTTAGGGTGCTCATAAATTATTACGGTGCCGTATTCATCGGGAATAAACTTATATTTACCGTCTACAAATTCGATATATCCAACATCAGGAGGATTGTCCTTGTATTTTTCTTCAAGGAATTTGATTCTTTCGTTAATTTTCAGCCTGTCAAATACAGGCCTACCGGACGTGAGGAAAGCTTCATCATCACTTGCAGGGTATTCCTGAAAAAATATGTTTTCATCACCGTTTATCTTTGGACTTCGCATCATTTCCCTGCGCCAGTATAGCTGTTCATATGTCAAATTGTATATCTTTTTCAGTTTTAGTTCTTTTTCTGACAAGGTTTTTATAAAATCAGCTTTTTCTATGTCATTTTCAAACTTTTTTGTGTACTCGGCGTGCATGTGCCAACCGACGAATATACACTTATAGCTTAATTCCCCGCGTTTAGCTTGCATCCATAATTTGTGGAAGTACTCTATGCCATTTGCGGTGGATTCTATAACAACAATAGCCCCTGTTTGAGGGACAGCTTGCATGAGTGACGTTAAAGTTGACTTTGCATCAGGCCATTTTGCCAATTCCGATAAATGAAGGTAATTTATGGTAAATGACGAACCTGCATATATGTTTCTTGCGGTATCAATAAGGAATTTACATTGTAATCCAGGGTTTTTCTCAAATTCTGATTGTTTATTTACGGGGTTTTCAAACAAAATACCCTTTCCTCTTGCCGGCCTTCTCATGGGCTTAATCCATTTAGGTAAGTACTGGTAAAACCTGTCCGACATATCATTTATGTTTTGTGCTGAATCTTCGTCAAAACTGACTACCATAGCAACTTTATTGCTGTTGAAGTTCAATTCGTGAAAAAATATACCTTCTACCACTGTGCTAAAGCCAATCTGTCTGGCTTTGTGAATGATAATAAACAGTGTTGGACGCGTGTTCTCGTCCGGGTACTGCTTTTTCCATTCCTCGACTATGTTTATAATGTTTTCTTGGTGTTCGTTGGGCACAAAGGCTATTATGTTACCGTTTTTGTCACGTATTTTAAGGCATTTTGCAAAATATTTGACCGTTTGGTGTTTTAATATACTAAGAATCTTCTTATAATCTTCTACTGGTATCACCCCCATTAAAAAAGGGGCTATAATAGCCCCGACTACGAAAAGGAAGTAAAAATGTACAATACCATTGTACCATGCAAAATGTAACATTTAGTAGCGTGTTTCGAGCAAATAGCCTCCTTATTTTAGTGACAGTATTTTTGGTATCAATTGGACTCATCCCTATAGCTTTGTTTTATCTTCTCAATGGCCTTATCCCTTATCCTTATACACTGTACACGGTGATAATTTACCTTTATTGATACTGTTTTCCACATATAGCCCCTTATGTACCTTAGTTCGATTATTTTATACTCATGAGGTTCAAGACACTTTAAAGCCTCATACACAGCCCTTTCTTTTTCGTTTAACAGTTTCAACTGTCCTTGGTAATAGTCGAGGTGAATCTGATATTCGTCTAGTATCTTCTGTACTGCTTTATAGACAGCATCTTGCAAAAGATTACCATGGGGTAAACCGTCATAGCTTGGCACTCTTAGCGTATCCTCTGCGTTTTGTATAAGCAGTTGGGCTTCACGCGTTTTTATTTCAAGCTCCTTTTTGCGTTCGGGGATATTGGAGTATTCGATTAGTAGTCGTTCTATTTGAGATGGGTTCAATAGGTATCACCCCTTTTTACGGAATACCGAGCGTTCGCAATGTCCGTTCAATAGCAGTTCTTTGACGTTTCTTTCATTTATAGCTTTCCTACACACGCTTAGGGCATAATCGGCGGCTTCTAAAGTTTGCTCAACTTCGTTTATTGTATGGCTGTAGGAAGGGCTTATATATGGTATAAGAATACCGCGTTCAATCATACATTGATCCCACAACGTCTTTAATTCCATACTTGAAAACGTCAATTGTGGATTGCAATGTCTTGACGCAGGAGAAAATTTAACGTGTTCGCCCATATTATGAAGGTCAATAGCTTGTTGTAGGCCTTCGCATAGGTTTGAGCCAATATTATTTATGTGGTCTATTACGCCTTTTTGTCGAATTTCGTGTATAGTTGCTATGCCTGCAGCCAAATCCGGTGTGTTGGAAAAATAAGTTCCGCTCATGAGAAATGTATTGCCATGTTCCCTATCTCCCAACTGCATAAGGTCACGCTTGCCGCACAGTGCAGAGATTGAATAGCCATTTGCCATAGCCTTACCGAATGTTGCAAGGTCAGGCGTAACACCGTATAAGCCTTGTACACCGCTTATGCCGTAACGAAATCCGGAAATTACCTCGTCGAGTATCATAATTACCCCATGCTTTGTACAGAGGTCACGGATATACTGTAGTTTTTCTTTGGTTATGTCTACAGTTGAAGCATCAAGAATAATTGCAGCTGGTCTAAATGCTTCACATAGCCATTCAAGCCGTGTTACTTTTGTATCTTCTCTTCCCCATATGTCAGAAGTTTTTATGAGTAAGTCGTTGTAACTGTATTTCGTTATAGTTCCATTACACTCACGGCAGTAAGGTATACCATCATTAAATGACGTTGTGCCAATAAACCAATCGTGCTGACTATAGAATGGGTTTTCCTCGGCTATTAGCACGATATCCCTGCCCGTAAATGCCCTTGCTAGTTTTATTGCTGCGCTTGTAGCATCTGAGCCATTTTTGCCAAACTTGACCTCTTCAGCGCACGGTATAATTGAACGTATTAACTCCCGCAGTTCTTCCTCGTATGGATTGGACCGTGTAAAGCTTATACCTTTTTGTATGGCTTTTATTACCGCATTGTCAACATTTTCATTGCAATATCCAAGAATAACAGACCTCAGGCTCATTCCCCAGTCAATGAACTCTCGTCCGTCTTGTGCTGTGACGTGACAGTCTTTTGCACTAGTAAATACTGACGGGCAATTCGCAGGGAAACAATCATTTGAACGGCTGTAGGTTGCAAAGTGTTTCATGTTTATAACCATTCCTTTCGCTTCGCTCAAGGCACAAAACGGAATGAAACCGTTGCCTTTGAGCTTATTTTATTTTACAACTATAGTATAGAGATTGCAGGCAACTACAAATCACGGGGAGGTGAGTGTGCTGCTCCTTTGGGAGTTGACCGCATGTTTATATGTGTAGATTGTTCTTTCAAGCACAAATAAGTGTGACATAGATCACGAAGACTTATCTTTGTATAAACAATACTCGTTTATTGCTGAACAATCAGTTAATGTCTGTAATCCCTATAATCTATTTAAGAAGGGATATCTATGTTAAAAATCGTTTACCCCATCTGCTGTGGAATCGATGTCCACAAAAAGTTTATTGTTGCTTGTATTGCCGCAACGGACAACAAGGGTATTACATCTTACAAGTCCAGTCGCTTTTCAACCTTTACAAGTGGTTTGAGAAAGCTGTCGGAGTGGCTTTACTCCAATTCCTGCACCGAAATTTGTATGGAATCCACTGGCAAGTACTGGATACCTGTGTTTAATGTGCTAGAAGTAACTTGCAAAATAACACTGGCTCACCCAAAGTACGTCAAGGCTATCCGTGGCAAGAAAACTGACAAGAAGGATGCTAAATGGATTGCTGATCTCTTTAAGCACGACCTTGTTGCCGGAAGCTTTATGCCTCCGCTTGCAATTCGTCAATTGCGGGATTTGATGCGTTACCGCTTCAAACTAACAAATTTTAAATCAAGCGAAAAGAATAGGCTTCAAAATTGTCTTACTGTATCAAATATACAGCTTTCAAATGTGGTATCTGATACTTTCGGTAAGAGTTCAATGAAAATCATTGATCACTTACTTGAAAATCCTAATGATAAGGATTTCGATTTTGTTCCTTTTCTTCACGCTTCTATGCTTAATAAGGTTGATGATATACGACTTGCTATTGACGGGAACTTCACTCCTGAGCAATTGCAAAAAATGAATATCATACTTCAGCATTATGACGAACTGGAAAAGTGTAAGCTCAATCTCGAATCCTTGATTCTTTCGCTTTCGGAGTTATATGCCCAAGAATGTAGTCTAGTGTCAACTGTACCAGGTATCAAAAATCCTTTCTCTGCTATCTCAATAATTTCAGAAATAGGTGCTGATATGTCTGTGTTTCCTACAGCTAAACACTTATGCTCGTGGGCTGGCTTAACTCCACAAAATGACGAGAGTGCTGGCAAGAAAAAATCTGTTCGCATTTCTCGTGCTGGTGTTTATATTAAACCACTTTTAGTACAATGTGCTAATGCCGTTGTAATAAGTGAAAAACACCCTGAAATCCGTGGTCGCTATTTGTCTATCAAGAAGCGACGTGGTCACAAACGTGCAGTCATTGCCATTGCACGAATGATGCTTACTGCTATATATCACATCCTTAAGAAAAGAGAACCTTACAATGCTGAGCTTTATAAAAAAACAGAAACTATTCCAACTTCAAAAGTAATCACAGTACAACAGGCTGTTTTTTATGCCAAAAGCCACGGTTTCTCAGTAGTTAAGGATTGATATCGGTTTAATACTGTAGCTATTAATTTTTCAAAGAGCGCCAATTTGGAGCTTTATTTGTGGTGCCTTTTTTTAGTTTCTGCCAGTCACGACTATGGTTTCAGACTTTCACCTCCGCAAAATAAGCAAATGATTTTGCCAAACTTTCAACAGTCTGCTCCATTTTTACACGGCTATATTCTTGTAATTCTTCGTCTTCGATAGAATTCTCAACTATGTTTTGCCATTCATAGGTTACAATGTGCAAAAGTTCATGCAGCAATGTTTTTTCTATACACTCATTTATCCTTGAATGCTCGACATTTACACTTATATATGCAGTTTTGTTAACTAAATCTCTGTCGCAAGAAGCCACATAATCAAAGCTTTTCATTTGTTCATAAATTTCTTCTCCGCTAATAAACGAAAGTTTTGTTTCCCAGTCCTGAATTCTCAGAATTTTTTTCCACTTCTCAATAAATTCCTCACATTCTTTATAGGCTTCGGGGTTATTTCCTTGACCACAGACTTTAAATTCTATTTTATTTTTCACATTAAACCTCCTTGAAATAAAATAGCAGCTACTTAAGCTGCTGTTTGGTTAGTATGCATTCTATGTGATTGTAGTACATAAGACCTCCTGTTAAAAAGTAGCCTTTTAGTTTACTAAAATCGGTTTATTCAAAATATTCCTTTACTGTTTTTATAAAAATTTGTTTCAATTCATCGCTATACTTAAACCTCTTTTGATTAATTTCGATACTTTTCATTATGTCTCCGTTATTGTGTCTTAAAGTTGCTGCTTTCCAATCTGCTATCATTTCACATAGGTCAATAAGTGTCATTTGAGATATGTCTGATTCCTCCTGAAATTGAGAATAACCGCATACATCGCAAGTATTTGGCATTTCTTTGAACTCTTTGAAACAGCCGTTACAAGCATACTTTTTGAAGTGTTCCGGATGATGTCTGTTCTCTGAGTAATGATGGTCAAGAGCAACTTTCATTTCCTTTAGATGTTCCTTATATTCATCGCTTCCGTAAGTTGATTGTGCGAGCTTTGGCGTGTGCTCATCGAATACAGATTTTTCAGGTTCGAAAAGCTTTGTTTGGTCGTGTTTTTGCCCTCTTATTATCAGTTGTGAATAAATGCGGCCCAAGTAATTAACAACATGGTCTATATGCTTTAAAGTATCCTCTTTACTATCATACATTCATTTTCCCTCCACTCTCCTTAACATTTTTATTACATGTTCTTCCTCTGCCTTAGTGTAAAAATAAGATTTACATTCATCAAGCTTGCATAAATCAGGGTGATAGCCCCTGTGTAATAATTGCTTGTTGTATTTTGTGCAACAATGACTTGTCGTGTGGGGCTGTTTTTCTTTTGGATTAATGTATTCACAATTTCCACAAGTCGGCGTTATGCTATTTATAAATGCCTTAATTTCGTCAATGTACATTTGCTCGCAAATCGCTGAATGATATCCCTCTGCAGCTTGCCCTTTTGGCACATAATGTTGATATTGATTTAACCCGTCTGCAAACTTATGATAAACAAAATCTTCGTTCCAATTCCATTCAATAATACCTTTCTCGCCTACAATACGCAGTTCGCGAATGGCGGGACGAGATACTATGTCTATTAGGATAGTACCAGTTATATTGCCAAGCTTACAAGCAGTTGTATAAACATCGTCTGCGGTAATATCTTTATCATTCAATGTCTTGTTTATCATTCCTACGGCATTTTTAGGCTCACCGAATAACCATGATAGCCATGATAATTCAAAAGGAAAAATTTCCTTACAGCCACCCGTTTCCTTTTGTGCTGCGTAATAAGTTTTCATGTCTGCCCCAGGGTGCCAGTCTGCAATGTGATTTCCACAATGATGTGTGAATGTATAGACGTTGCCTAGTGTACCATTGTCAATCAGTTCTTTTATTTTAGTTATAGCAGGGTGAAAGCGCATAGTGCTACTCGGATAATAGTCGCCTGAATATGTTTGTATGTCGGCTTCGCAAAATGGAATTAGGCTAAAATTATTTGCAAGTGTAATATAAGGTTGCTTAGTCAAAGGTGGACTTGATATAATCATTGTGTTGGGTTTGTATTGTTCAACAAGTTCTTGTATTGGTTCTTTATCGGTTATATCCCATGTTATATAGTCGTTATAGCCTAGTGTCTTTAAACAACGTTGGCGGCGTTTAGACATCGAGCCTCTAGAAATTATTAAGTACTTCATACTGTTTTCTTCCTCCTTAACATACTTATTGGTTCAGTAAATGCTTTTTCAATAGACCAATTTTTGCCTAATCTTGCCTTTAAAGTGTCGTAATTTATTCCCAATTCCACCGACCATTGTATAATATTTCATATTTACCTCCCTATATATTCATCCCAAAACTTTTCCATGTGTCCTCTTATACCCTGTTTAGGGTTATATTTTGGATACAATTGCATAAATGCTTTTTCTGCATCTTCTATTGTATCGTTGGGTATGTATCCGCATATAGCCATATACAGCATTGCTATAGATGGGCTGCGGCTTTCCCCTTGGTTGCAATGTACAAGTACTTTTAGGTTCTTTTCAAGCTTGTTAAGGATAAAGCACATTGCGTAATTAATCATACCCGGACCAAAATATTCCGGATTATCTGCATCTACAATGTTGAGAGCAAGTCTATTGTCTCTTTCGGCAAACAAATACTCTTTATGGTCTTTGGGTGCACCACGGCTTGTATACCCTAGCATCTGTCTGTGATACGGTTCTTTGCATACATGCAAGACAGCCCATTCTTCACTACCCTTGACTGTCTGTTCGTAGTCTTGTTCATTGCCTACGTATAGATTCTTGTATACTTCTATCATGCGGTACCTATCCTTTCCCAATATTCCTTGTTCCTTCCTATATTTAATTGTGCTATATGCGTATGTTTTCTAAGGTAATTGCATATACCGCCTACTAAAATATTACGCTTGCAGTTGGTTAAGACGTCCTCTATTACACTAAGATCATTTTCGTAATCTAGTGTTAATCTGTAAGGCGTGTTATAGTCAAACCGCAACATTGAGGTATAGGTATTTTTGATTTGTGCTCCCCAATTGGTGTCTGAATTATAGTCAATGTCTTTGAGTATCTTTGCCCTGTAGCCTAATATATTAAGACCTAAAGGCAAACCAACTGTCTTAACTACATTGGCGCGTTGGTGCGATGATAATTCGTAATTTACTGCGTTTATGACTTCTGGACAGGCAAGTATATCGTCACCATCCACGTTTATGATAGTATTAACATTGTTTTCTATAGCACAATCATAATGCCGTTTTATTATATTAGTTGGCTCACCGGCATAAAAGCCTACTGCGTTTCTTTCGGCAATAGGCTGCATGTGAAGTACATCGTCTATTGTATCAGGACAACAAATAATTATAGGCAAGCCTGTTTTCTTTAGCCTGCCTATTAGTATATCTGTTACTGTTTGACTGTTTATTTTAAGTAGCGATTTCCCGGGTAGTCTTGTGCTACTATAGCGGGTTGTTAAAAAAATTGCTGTGTTCATAATTCCTTCACTTCCTCCAATACCTTTACTATTCTTTGACTGGACCTTCCATCCCCATAAGGGTTGCCGCATTTCCCTACTAGTGCGTTCCATTCCCTAGCACGGTCTATAGCGGCCAAAATGGCTTCTGTTTCACACAGGCACGAGAATACATTATCCGGTTTAATTCGCCCTTCCTGACGTGTACCTATATTGACAGCGGGTAGATTAAAGCTTGCCGCTTCTATTATTCCACTTGAACTGTTACCTACTATCATTTCGGCGCATTGAAGCAGGGATAAGTATGTCAGGTGGTCAATGTTGTCTACACAATGCCATAAATGCGGTTTACAGTCTGAATATCTTCCTGCATCGTCATAGCTTTGGACTACTTGGCGGATTATGTTGTTGCAGGGATCGCAATTAGGCATGACAAAAAGTATCTGCATACCTGTTTTATCCAATGCGGTACAAAATTCCTTGATGTGCCGTTCTGTATTTGCAAGGTTTTTTGTTTCAGGATGGAAACAGCACACATAAAACGGCTGATTCAAGTCAATCGACAAGCCTTGTTGTAGTTCTGCTTTGGTTTTTAGTTTGGCACGAGTTAACCAGTCAATTCCAGGGCTACCGACGTTGAATATTTTAACGTGTTTTTTGGTTTTTTCGTCTTGCGTGTCGAATCTTTCATAACCAAAGCCATCTTCGTTCATGTTCCAGCAATATTCATTTGTTATGCAATCCCTGTATTCGCCAATTCGGGCCATATAAGATACATTTTTAGCATATTCTTCATGTGCTGTAAAATGAATATCAGACATCATGGTTATGCCATTACGCAATTTATCGTCAAACGCTCCTTTTGTGATTTCCCCTCCATGAGCATGGACTATGGGCACATTAAGCAGTAAAGCTGCTGTAGCTGCTGCGTGTGTTTCAAATCTATCTCCTAAAACCATAACCATGTCAGGATTATAGGCTTTCAAGGCATCAAGCACAAAAGAATAGAAATTGCCGTAATCCTGTATTCCCCTAATGCATGGTGTCATTTGAACAGTTTTGAATTCCTGCATTATTTCTCGTATACAGTGATGGTTTCCAGGTGCAAATACGACAAGTTCAAGTTTGTTGCTTGCTTCTATATCTTTTAGAATGAAATATAAATGTCCGTAATCTTGTCGACCTGATGTTATTACACATATTTTACGCATTGTTACCCTCCCATATAGTTAAATCACCGTTTTCCTTGATAGAATAGGGTATATGTTCGGTGTCTATGTTGTATTTGTGTCCTATGCTTTGCCAGAATTTATTTATTTGGTACACTATTGACATTTCCCTATTCAGCAGTTCACATTGATTTTGCTTTATAGTTGTAAGCTGTGCTTTGAGCATATAGTATTGCTCTCTTTCTTCCTCAGTTACCCTGCCTATAACTATCATAGTACCTCCTTTTTACACATTATCTCGCTTGGATTTTGTGTGTTCGGTAAAAAAATATATGCCTATTGCAATAATTGTTACTATGCATGCGATGGCAAGTATAGGGCTATCAAAATTTATAGTTATCATAGTGCCTCCTTTAATTCCTTTTCAACTTTTCCTATTTGCGTCAAAATATCGTGCTGTATCATCTTTGCAGTTTCTTCCGAAACTTCAACATAAGCTTCTGCTGTTCTGTTTGAAATTTTTACGGAAAAGTAACTGTTTTGCCATAAATTATCTAACTCAAAGCATAACGACAGTAGCTTGCTGGCTTTTTCAGACCTTTTAATAAGTTCGGTTACGCTGTTAACCGTTTTATCGTCTAACATAGTTCCTCCTTTATTTTTCCATATAATCTACTAGCACTTGGCAACTTGCCGAACTCCACGCATAGTCTTTTATTTTTATTCCTTCAAAGGATTTGCAAGTACTTTTTGTTTCGTCTATTCCAGCGCATTCAGCACAAAAACAGCCCATTCTTTGTATTGTGTAGCAAAATGGAATTTCTTTACCGCACTTTTGGCAATGCATTTTAATAATAGCCATCGTTTAGTGCCTCCTGCAGTTTCTCACACACATAATTCACTTCCTCTTCAGTCATGTCTGTGTAAAACGGTAGTGCTAGTGTCCTACTGCTTACCTCTTCTGCTATAGGGAAATCTCCGGACTTGTATCCCAAATGAGCCATGGCCGGTTGTAAGTGTACGCACGGGAAATAAGGCTTGCATTCTATACCCTTGTCTATCAGGTACTGCATTACCTTATCACGGTTTGGTACTTCTATTACAAAAGCAAACGGGTTTATATCGTGGCTTGTAAACTCCTGCCAATTAATTATTTTGGAAATATATAAGTCTGATAACATCTCGTGATATGTCAGGGCAACTAATTGTCTTTTCTGCTTAATCTCGTCTATACGCCTCATCTGCTCTACACCTATAGCCGCTTGTATGTCCGTCATCCGGTAATTTCCACCTTTTTGGCTATGCTGCAGCCACTTATCCCCAGGTGCTCTGCCCTGGTTGCGGTATGCACGGCAATAGTCGGCTATATCTTTGTTGTTGGTGCAGATCATGCCACCTTCGCCGGTGGTGATCTGTTTGTTAGGATAAAAAGCGTATACACATGCATCGAATGGACGGTCTATGCGACTGCCTAGGCTTTCGCACGAGTCAATTATAATAGGTAAGGCAGTATTATTGTTTGAAGTATCATACGGATTTCCGAATACGTCAACCGGCATATATGCCTTAATACCGTCAAGCGTGTTTCTGTGCATTGTTGCAAGATTAATGTTATACGTATCCCCGTCTATGTCCACCAGTACCGGCCTTGCCCCTGCCTGTTCTATGGCAAATAATGTAGCAATAAACGTATAAGGTGTAGTAATAACCTCGTCACCTTGGCCTATGCCACAGGCTTTCAGGCATAAAAATAGCCCGTCCGTCCCGCTTGATACTGCTATGGTGTATTTTGTGCCAACGTATTCAGCTATTCTTTGCTCGAATTCTTCGACTTTTGCACCCTGGGCCAGTTGATAGGACATAACAGTGTCGTATGCCGCCTGCCCTTCGGCTGTGGTGATAGATGGGCGTGATAATGGTATTTTGTACATTTTATTTCTCCTTTACAACATTATTACATATATTTTCCACGGTGGATTAGCGTAAAAATACAACATTATGCCATACCGTCTGGTGGATCATCTTTGCGTGCAGCGTAATTGAATAGTAAGACTAAGGCAATTATTATTATATAGGCTATTATGTATTTCATTTTTACCTCCTAAATAAAAAAAAGACGCTGTTCACGTCTTAAATTTCCATTTTGCTTCCATATGCACATGTAGATTACTCTAAGCCCAAGTGACATTGCTTAATCGTCTGGATAAAAAGTATTTTCCATTTAGCTTCCATTTATTCTATATCCCTCAGTATCTGCTCAAACTCTATCGGCCCGCCATCCTTGCCGGTGTGTTCGATTTTTTCGGTGAACATACCCAGGTACTTTGCCATGCTGTCTAGAGCGGACTTTTTATCTGTTAGCTTGTATTTCTTTGTATAGCCCACAAACTTCCTATCCTCGCCGGATCCTTCGTACACTTCTTGCACATCAAGCCCGGTCAAGGCTGCAGCTGTATCATCGTCTAACTCTGCTATGGGTTTAGGTGTACCGTCAGCGCGAAACAGGTTGCGAGGGTCAAAGAAACCTAACTTGGCATACTCAGCCACTACTCTTTCGACCGTAACCATGTTGCGAAGCTTTAATTCTTCGGTTAACTGTTCAATTTTTGCAGTTATCTTGCAGTCGTTAGCTAGTCTGCATGCTTCTTCATCTATCGTCTTATCAAGCATGTTTTGAGCGTTATATGCGTCAGTGTATGCTTCCCTTTGACTCATGCCTGTAAATAAGTTTTGAGCAAACTTTTCTTGCTTAACTGTTAGCCCCTGTCTTGCCATTTTATCCACTTCCTTTATATGTAAAATCCTGTTATATATGTTCATAAATTCACCTAATTTATGTATCCTATTATAAATCCCAGAGCAAATATATTTATTCCTGCAATTATCAACAAAAATCTTTTTGTATCTTTAGACAATTCATTCCAATGTAAAATATCTTTCATCCCATCACCCCTGTTCTACCGAATTTTACGTTTCTTGTTTTAATCATTGCACAAATAATTATATATTTTCCTTACATCGTCCGCATTACCTTTAATTATATATTTGCTGGCAAGTAAATATTTTGACTCATGATACTTAAAATCAAGTCCTTCAAACTTACATCTTTCTAAAAAATTCCTTATATCTTTTCTGATTAAAATATCAGCTTTAAATTCAAATCCGCCTATTTGTTGGTTTTGCTTTTTTAACAAAACAAATTTTTCTGAAATTGTTTTTCCATCTACAAAAGGTAGCCCCGTTTCCTTGTCTTCTGATATTGCTGAAATTCCATAACTATCCATTTCATCACTCCTTCTTGTGTTCTATGGCTCAAATTTATTGCAGCCATCTAAATATTCAATAGCCTTTTCGTTGATATCACACCACGTTCTATACAATTGCCGTTGTACATGGTGCATTTTATAGTGTATACATTTTTCACAGGGCATATTTCACTCACTCCTTACTGTATAAATCAGCCTACACGCGCTTAGTTTGCGCACCTTTTGTAGTTTGTACTACTTAGTCCCAACCATTCCTCGGCTGCTCCTTACTGTATTGCTTATATAGACTCAACCTGCATTGTAACTTCCTAATATTTGTCCTCTTTCCCCTTCTTGCGTTATCTCTGTTACAGTTGAATTTTTCATGTAACTATATTTGCATAACTCAATTGCTTCCTCTTCGTTTTCTGCTCTTACTACAAAAGAATCATATTCGTCATAATCTGTTTCATCGTTTCTAGTAACTAAATATAGTTTCATATATCCTTATCCCCTTCTTATGTTCTATGGCTCTTTTTTCGGCGGGTTCAAAGTTTGGGCAAGTTCCGTCATAACAACATTCCCGACAAGGCTCTACAAATATATCTACATTTTTATGTTTACAGTTATAACATGTTCTAGTTGTACTCATACTCACTTCCCAAACTGTTGTACCATAGTTGGCTTGCTGTTTATCTTCTCTGTTACAGCTTTCATTTTAGCGTTAAAATCCGGATATGTCTCTTGTTGGTGATGTGTGTTGTAATGTTCTATCCCTTCGTTTTGCTTGTCTCTGTCACATTGATAGCATACTTTTTTATTACTGAATACGTATTTTATATCCGTAATTTTTCCACATACAGAGCAAACCGAATCTAGTTGAACCTTGTTGTAATGTTCTACTGCTTCACGCACGTAATCGCTGAGAGACTTATTTAGCCTGTCAGCGATAGCTTCTGTTGTTTCTCTATGTGCTTTAGTTGGCTTGTATGTTATTGGCTTACCGTTTTTAAATTTCTTGGTTTTATAAACATTCAACGGGTTAGATGCTTTTTGCGAACCGTTATATTCAGGCTTAAGCATATCAATATATTTTTGCTCTGTTGGTATCACTTCTAGTTTGTTTTCAATGATTTCCAATATACTAAATATAACTTCTTCTGTTTTGTTTTCATTAAAGGATTTTTGTAATTTAGGGTTATGATGGTTGCCATTCTTCAAACTTGATAAGTGCGTCTGCCATCTTTTCTTGAAACTCCCAGTCGTACTACCTACATACATTTTTCCATTCAACACTATTTTATAAATACCTGATTTATCGTCATTGCTCATTTCTTTACCTCCTGATATCTTTGTTCGATTAACCATGTCAACATATTTGCTTGACTTCGTTTATCAATCTCGCAGATCTCTGGAAGTATTTTATCTTTGATATAAGCAGGAACTTCGACATTCAACTGCTTAAACCCTTTTCTTGTTACTCTTCTCTCTGCCAATAATATGACCTCCTTAGTATTATTATAGTTATTTCTTAGCTTTCTCCTATAATTATACTATGTATATCATATTATTGCAAGTGTTATTTAACCTATTTATCATTACCTTATTTTACTTTCATACAACTTCACCAACTCACCCCATACCGTCAATCCAACGGTCTACCGCCTGCGTGTTTATCTACCATGTTTACGATTTATCATTCTATGTATTGTCCTATCAATAGCTTTTGCTCTCTTGTAATTACCTATTAACTCCATATCTACTTGCCAATTTATTAATTCTTTAATTACATTTGTTAATATATTTCTCATGTTATCTATCTCCTATCTACAGCACAACCTAATGCTGTTTTACCGCACCTTGTGCAGAAATATCCTTTAAACTTCTTGCTATATCTTACTTTGTGTTTAAACCATAATACACATTTCATCTTTACCTTACCTCCCTGTCTATCCCCGTGTATTGGTTGCTTAAACAGCATATAGCCATTTCTATTAGTGTTATAGGTAGTATAAATAAGAGTATAAATATTGTTAGTAGTGTTTCTGGTAGTGTTGTTATTGGTTTCATGTTTACCTCACAAAAAAAGAGCCTATTATCTAGGCTCCCAATCATATAATTCTAATTCATCATCACATCTACACTTTTTCATCGGTATGTCACATTCCCCGTTATGCTCGTGGTTACAAGTTTTACAAGATTTTACTTGTAGTCTGTTTATTATCCCACTTGCCACATCTAATGCTATTATAAGCTTTATATACCCTGCACGATCTGTGCCTAGCTTTTCAGCTTGTTGGCGTAATGATTCGTATTCTTCATCAGTAAGTCTGAATGTTCTACGGTTTTCTTTTTTAGGTGGGAGCATTACACCACCCCCACTTTTTCTGCTTCTAATATCATGGCATGTAATTCTTTTTCTTCTGAATAAAATCTTCCTAGTCTTGCCTGTGATATCGTGCTTTCTGGATATTCCTTTAAGTGATTTTCTTCTTTTTCAATCTTTCTCATTAATTCATACATTGCCATATTGTAGATATAAGCTTTCTCTAACATAATCGACACCGTCCTTTTATTTGATACCCTAATAATATCACACCGTCATGACGTTGTCAACGCTTATTTTAAATTTATTTATATTTCCTTCACTCCACTATACAAAATTTCCGCTTGCGTTTTCCTCATTTCTACGCTGCCCTTCTCTGTAGGGTACATATGCAACGGACAATTGCGTTTAAACCTGTCGCAGTCCTTGCATAGTGTATCAGGGCAATTCTTTTGTAGCCATTGTTTTCGATATGTGTATGTGCTTTCTGGCATCATAGTATCACCTCAAAAATTTAAGGCTCCGGATTAGCGAAGCCTTTAGTATTATATATTAAGGAGGAATATTTTAAAGTATTATAGCCCTGGTGCTTTATTGCAGCAGGGCTATAAGCTTAGAAGGTCAAAATGTTTTGTCTTTTGTAAGGTTTGTTAAGTATATTATCTCACATGTGTTAAATTATTTATGTGTGCTGAATGTGACATATTTTTCTAGTATACCTCGTATTGTCCTGCAATCAATTTGTCTGCATTGTTCCTCTGTCTGCTCTACTTCATCGGCTATTACTTTCCAACTATATTTCGGTTTTCTTATGTCATTTTCCATTGGTGTTATAAAATATCTCATTTCAAATATAGTCCGCTTAGGTTCTTTGAGGTAGAAGTAAACTGCATCTACCGCCCTTATTAACCTCATTTTGCTGTCTATTTCATCTTCTAATTCTTGTATGTAGTCAATTCTCGTTAGTGCCATTGATTCCGTTTTAGATGTGTTGCTGTGCGTTAATGGCATGCCCGTTATTACTTGCGCTTTAATGCCAGATATGTTCATTTTTCTATATTCTTCAAGTGCTTTTTGTAGATGTTTAATTTCTCTCTTCAAGTTGTCGTAATTATGTAAGTAAAACCGTATCTCATTGTTGTTCATATGTAGCACCCCTCACGATTTTATTTTATCTCATGCACTCCAACCGCTTTTTAAGTTTAGCCTTAATGTCTTATTTTTATTTTTCTGTTCTTTTGTGGTAGTTTTGATTTAACGCTTCTTCTGGAGAACACCCTCTATTTAATCTATTTACTATTGTATTTATTGGTATATTGAGTGTTTCACTCCAATAGCTAACACATTTTTTATCCCCATCTAATTCTATTATCCTATTTTTTATTTTGTTTCTATTCTGTTCTTTCATTGTTAACCATCTACAATTTTCAGGATTATACCCTTTACTATTTTCTTTTCTATCTATTGTCAATAATTCCGAATACCCGTTTTCTGTAGACCATTTTGAAAAGTTGTTATAATCCATCCATTCTTCACAAATCTTTATTCCTTTGGCTCCATATTGTTCATATCCGTTTGTATTTTTGTCATAACATCTTTGCTTCATGCTTTGCCAAATGGAATATAGTCTTGTCCTGGATTCATTGTGTGTTGTTCTAGTTTTTCTTTTTCTTTTCGATTCTGCTGCATAACAACCACAACTAGTAGATTTACCATGCATCAAATTAGGTCTTCCGGTAAATGTGATATTTCCACAATCACATTTACATTCCCATCTAGTTACTTTTGAATTAGGTAAGTTAGGAATTCTTTTTACTACAATTAATCTCCCAAATCGTTGTCCTGTCATATCTTGAAATATATTCATCATTTCCCCCATTCTACTAATAATAGATGTTTTTCATTTTCGCTTATAACTTCAATTCCTAAATCCTTAGCTTCTGATATAATTCCTTCTAGCAGTACACTAAATTCTTTTGTGTCATATAGGTGACTTCCGAAAAAACATTGCAACTGTATCCCTGTCTTGCCATTAATATTTACCTCTCCCAACTCCCTAACTGTACGCCATTCTTGCTTTACTTTATCTACTACATTCGGCTTTACTACTACATGTGTAAATATTCCGTATCTTTCGAGCATAATCAAATAAAGTTCATCTTTTGTAGTTTTCATTACTGCAGCCATTTCAGAAAGCAGCAGCCACATGTATGAATTCGCGTCAAGGCTCCGCTTTTGCCTATATTGTTTTATCTCGACCACCAACTGTTTACCGCTCTCTATTATTCCCTTCAGTTCTACCGCTTCCTTTTGCACTTGTAGCCTATTTTCTTTTAGCGTGAGTACTAATTCAACTTGATTATCTTCGTTAGTCTGTAGGCGTATTTTGGTTGCTGTGGCTTTCATTAACTCACCTCCACAAAGTTTATAGTTGGATATCGCTTAAGCAATAGCTTTTTCTTAATTAAGTACTCTCTAGTGCATTTTCCTTTTACATCTTCAACTATTACATCTTTTCCCTTTATATATACAAAATCAGCCTGGTATTTTATCTCTCTATACTTTTTCTTCTTATGTTCAAAACTCTCTTGTAGAATATATTCTGGTTGTAGGCTTAGTTGTTTTATCTCTCCTGCCATTTCTAAAGCTTTCAACTCAATATACCGCTTCATTTCCGCTTTACTGTCAAATACTATCCCATTATATATTCTATCCTCTTTTGCAGATACATTGTATTTATTGGCTTTTTGTTTGACCTGTTCGAGTTTCACGTCTAAGCTTTTCTTTTGTGTATAGGCTTGGTATTCTTCCTCTGTCCAATTCACTTTGCTACCCCCACCCATAATTTAATTTCTTCCCCTGTCGGCCATGCTTCTTCTACTTTCAAAAAATCCTTTATACATTGTCTTAATACTTCATCTCTCTGCATGTTTAAGTAATATGCTACCTCTCCAATTGTATAAGCCTTGTCCCCTGTAAATATATCCTGTACTCTATCCCTTAATATTTCCTTTGCTTCGTGCAGGAATTCGGTGTTAGAATGGTTATGGCAGCTATTGCATACATGTAAAATATTAATTGGTATATCTAATCCACCCTGGCTTTTCAACTTTATATGGTGTGGTGCTGTTGCTGTGTTGGAGTGGCAGTATTCGCATATACCGCCGCTCCTTTCTTTTACTATTGCCATTACTTTGGTGTTTACTGGCTTATATCTGTAGTTTGGTTTCTTTTTGGGTTTCTGTAGTGGCTCACAATACATTTTATACCTCACTTTCCGCAACAAAATTTATACTTGCTACCGCTTCCTTGAAATAACCAGTATTATACTTTCCAAAATAATTGCCTGTCTGATCATTCCAGAATAAAACGTCCTGCCTATACTCATCCACTTCAACCTCAAGACTTTCGACCTTATCCTGAAGTATTGTAAGATCGTCCAACGGTTGAACAACGTCATATCTACTCAGGTAGTTTTGATTGATGTCAGCAAGTTCGTTATGCTGCTCGATTGCAATTTGCTCGAGTAAAACTATCTTTAAATCATAGCGTCTAAATTCCTCTGTAGCACATAGCATTATTAAAACGATTAGTGTTATGATTAATGCATTAAAGAATCTTTGTAGCTTCATTTCAACCCTCCCAGTTCCATAATTTTTGCATTCCCTTCGCTGGTATTGGCTCTTCTAAAGGCTGAATGTCTTCCAAAATCCAAGCATAGCGTCCAGGAGTATAGTCGCCAAAATATTCTTCATCGGTAAAATTTATTTTCGAGCACCGGAATGAGTATGTAATCTCGTGGCAGTCAACCAAATTAGCCGTAGCTATGATGCAGCCTACAGGCAGTACTCTAAAATCTGTACTCGGAGTAAGAATACCCTTTTCTTTGAGAGCTTTCCGCATCTTAGTAATAATACTATCCGGAATCGACTTAATTGCCTTGTAAGGATTAAGCATAGCTGCATGTATTGCCAACTTACCCCGATAATTTGTTGACCAACTCCGAGTTTCAATCTTCTTTTCTCTAGTAGCTACTAGTGAAGCCCAAGGCTGCCAAAGTGTAATAGCTTTCATAAGTGACCCTCCTCCTTATTCGAATTTTTACCAGTGTGCGTTTATATTTCCTCAAATAAGCTTAGTTGGTTGCTTTTTCGCGGTTCATAATTTATCCAAACTATATATTAGAGTGTGAAGGCTCCACTCTATCCAATAAAAATTACTACTGATGATTAGCCTTGTTTTATTTTCAATTACAGCCTTCTTGTAAGCGAATTCAGTTAGTTGCCATCACCATTAATCCGTTTATTATCAACTTTTTAAAATTTGTAAAATTATACTCAAAGTAATCAATTGGCTTTATTACTTGCAAATTGCCGTATACGTTGAACGCTTGCACTGGTTCATCAGTCCACGTAAAATATTTGCCATTAACCAGCACTTTCATTTTGTTTATCATCTCCTTTTAATAATTCATCACTTAGCGCAATGCATACCCTCGCATCGGTTTCAACTTCTACACAATCCATAAGGCTAAAATTATTATTTGATCTGTAGTCCCACCCTTGCATTACTTGGATTAATTTTGAAATTATTTCTTTGCTATTTTCTAATTTTTCTTTATATCTTTTAATTTCCCTTGCACAATTTTCATGTTCTAATATATCTAACATTTTAATCCCCTCCGTTTCGTTTAATATAATAACTTTGCATACCATCAAAATTAACTTGCTCGTGTAGTATCTCGTTAAATTCCTTGATATACGTTGCCTTATATTCGTTGTCCAGTGTTAGTGTTGCGTTATCCGATTCAAGGCTTTTATTGTCCTCTAGGAGCGTTTGTATTTCCGATAAGGTGTTTATACTACTTTCGTTTTTTATTGCTTGTAATATGGCGTTTTGGTTGTCTTGTACTGCTTTTAAATCTTGTTTTATCTCTGTAACGTATGTCTCAAATAATAATGAAAATAATGTTATTAATATTATTGTAAATCCTTGTATTGCTTTCATACTCTCACCCCTTATTTTATATGCTTACCTGTTCCGCGTATGGGCTATATTTCTTTTGCGCTAATTCTTGTTGATACATACTAACTTGTATGTTTTGCGCTAATTTTGAGTTAAAGCCATCAACAAATTCTTTTTTGATTTCAAAGCCGTATGATTTTCTACCCATCATTTCTGCTGCTAACAAAGATACTCCACTCCCTGCACAAGGATCTATCACAACATCACCAACGTCCGTAAAAATATTAATCAAATTTTTAATAACATGTATGCTTTTTTGTGTATTATGGGATATTCCTATTCGTGCATCAAATGCTGGAACGCCTTTTATTGATAAATTGTGGACTGTTGTTTTTTCTACCTGTGCCTCCGTGTTTTCTACTTTTTGCATTCCGCATAATATACTCTTTGTTTTTTCTTTTGATATAGCACAGTCTACATTCTTTCCCATTAATCCAACCTCGGCTAAAATACCAATTTTCTTGATTACACTCCTTAAACTCCCCGCAAGTTTTACAAGGCTTGTGCCATACTCCATCTCGCAACTCGCAACCACTGTGCAACCGCTTATGTGTAAGGGTGTCAACAGTGATGAGGTTTTCAGTTCTATTGTCCGTTTTGTCATCATTTTTATGATGGACCTGATAACCCTCGGGAATTTCTCCAAAATTTTCTTCCCAAACAAGAACGTGTAGCATTTTTGTTTTTCTATTTCTTCGGATTCTAATATATCCCTTGTTTGTAGTTTTAAGTTTGTCAACAGGTAATCTTCTTTCCTGACATTCTCCGCCTCTAACCATAAAATATTGTCCCCTCTCTTTACTAGAAATGGGTGGTTGTATGTTGCTCTCGATATTTTCCCACCGCTTTTTATTGCGATAATCTTTTCTGCTTCATGCGTTGAAGTTTCAATAACAACTCCGTAATTTGTGCAATCTCCTTTTTTTACATCTTCAATGTTAATCCACTTATTGTTTGCAAATACTTTTTCTCCAGTTGGTAGACATGGGTGGATCTTCGGTGTTTCTGTATCTCTTACATAGTCCATGCAGTTGAATATCATTTTCCCCTCGTTACGGAATTTCGGCAATTTATCTCTATACAAAAGAACCGCATATTCGCAATTACCCACAACTTTCATGTTTGCTTTTAAGACCTGTGCGGAATAATTCTTTCTAAAAACAAGATTTATATAATGATTAAACCCATACTCTTTGCCCTTCTCAATAAGCATAAATTGCTGTTCAAACTCACAAAACACTATCATGCAGCCTGCTTGGCTTTTTTCTTTTGGTTCTTTTTTTAACATAGTGCTTACGAAGTGCATAAACTCAGCTATTCTAAAATCTTTGTCGGTATCGAAAAAAGTTTTTCCAGCTAGTTCGCTTTCACCATTTTTATTGTCGCCGTTTTTATACCAACTTGGATTTGAAGCATAGGCATTTATACCAATATTGAACGGTATATCTGCTATTATTAGTTGTGCTTTTGGTATATTATAGCGTTTGTAGTTTTGAAAATGATCTCTGCATAAATTCATGTGTTACCCCCATATCACTTGTCTTTTTATTCCTTCACGCTTAATAAAATTATGCAATCTTTCTTTGTAACTCCCTAATAACTCTGCTGTTGCAACTACGTTGTTAGTTTTATTTAGCAGTTCCAACACTTCTGTTTTATCAAGTTTTAAATTTCTATTATGGAAACATGCTTTACTGCAATATATCTGATTAGGTTTTCTTCCATGCCCTCTTGGTACTATTCCATTACATACTGGACATTTTTTCATAACCTCACGCCTTTCTTATATAGTTTGCTACCGTTGTTCTATCTACATAAAACATTTTGCCTAACTCTGTCTTTGTAAATAAGCCAGTATTCCATATAGCTAGTATTGCTTTTATGTATTTATCTTCTAGTGCTTTAGGTTTCATATGTACCCCCCTTAAAGTCTTTGTGCTATCTCATGTATTACATTTACGGTAACTGAATTCCCGGCTTGTTTGTAAAGCTGTAAATCTGAATTTACTTGCCTTGCCTTTTCGAAGTATTCATCAGTAAACCCTTGTAATCTAAACCATTCTTTGGGTGACATTTCTCTTAATTTTCCATCTTGAATAATCCAAGTATAATCTGCTCCAAGCCTTGATTTTGCTCCTCTTGTTGTGAGACATTGAGAATATCTAATTTTTTCCCTCTTCTTTTTAATCTCTTCACCATTTTTTTGACTTGTTCTAAGGATAGGAAACGCTTGCTTTCCGTCGTACTCTCCAAGATGTCCGATAATGAACACCCTTTCTCTGTTTTGTGGGACTCCGAAATTTTTGCTGTTAAGCACCTGGTATTCGTACCAGTACCCCAATTCCCCCAAAGTGTCGAGGATAGTTCCGAAAGTTTTTCCTCCATCATGGGAAAGAAGTCCTGCGACATTTTCCAAGAAAAGATATTTAGGTTTTCGTACTGCCACCAACCGCATGACTTCAAAGAATAAAGTGCCTCGTGTATCTTCGAAACCTCCACGCTTTCCAACAATGGAGAAAGGTTGGCAAGGAAATCCTCCACAGTAACAGTCTGTTTCGGGTAAATCTCCGGGTTCAACTCCTGTAATGTCATTTGCATACCATTCGTCCTCCTTTACATTGTGCATTGCTCTGTAGCTTTTATCTGCGTATTTATCTATTTCACAATGTCCTACACATTCGTGTCCTGCCATTTCCATTCCCAATCGAAAGCCACCAATACCAGAGAAGAAGTCTAAAAATCTCACACACTCGCCCCCATCTTCCTTGTACATTCCTTTAATAATTTTCTTACATTATCAGGCATCGGCACTACTCGTCTTTCGTTCCTGTATGCGTTTTTGCCCTTTAATTCTTGTATGTTATAGTACTTAGTTACTGGTTCTATATAGTAGCCACTCTTAGGGTTGTTTGAAGGTTTCCCAGCTTTATCCGTTCCGTTTTCTTGACTGTTGTACATGTATTCTTTTCCTTTTTCACACTCTGTACAGTAAAGAGGATAACTGTTATGTAATATAAATCCTTCACCTAAACATACAAGGCATAAATTATTTTCTACTCTTGTAACCCTCTGCAGCTTTTCAACATTTCTAAGCATTTCGATTAATTCCGGTATTGAGGGCAAATACTTAGTTGTCATTATTAGATTGTCTATTGCTTTTTGTGCTATTAATTCCTCATAATTCACTAATACTTTTAAATATTGCTCTCTGGTTTCTTCAATATTCATTTTCTTTTCTATATCAACAAAGATGTTTGATATAGTTCTCAAAAATCCCATTGATTGTTGTTTATTCATGATACCTCCTTAAAAATTCTTCCAATCATCAGTAGCTTTTTTCTTATCAGCTTTTAACCAATTATTTAACGTTAGATATAATGACTTATAATTTTTTAACCTTGCATAATTCAAGGCATACTCTATTTTGTTATCAAGCAATTCTTTCGTGTATTCCAATTCTAGTTTTTTGTATTCCGATTCTGTTATGGAAAGATGTTGAACTGTTATAAATATATCTTCTTTATCTTTCTTATCTTTCTTTCTTTCTTCTCTAGTTGTCAGGTCTTTGTCAGGTCTTTGTCGGGTCTTTGTCAGGTCTTTGTCAGGTGGTTTGTCGTTTTCCTTTTCGTCTTGTTGGTAAAGTAGCCAATTTACTATGGTTATAAGCCTTCCCGTCTTTGTCGATTCATTTGTCAAAAATTCAAGTTTTTCAAATCTTTCTAAAGCTGTTCTAACATTACGAATTGAAACACCCTTACCACTATTTTTTGCTATTGATTCTAAACTTGTAACAAATTGACCCTTTTCAGCTTTAAATTTTTCACCCTTCCATTCCCATTCCTTATCGTTGAAGTTTGCCATTGCCAGTAAAGTAATAAGAATTGCTTTTTGTTCTGGCATACTGTTAAGCCATATAGGTTTTATAATCAATTCACGCCATAACTTAAAGTACCCTACTGGTTGAATCATTGTCTCACCTCACTTTTATGTATAATCCTTGGTAAAATAGTGTATAATAATAAAGTATAATAATACTGTAGTGGCTTGGGGTGGTATGCGGTGTATCACCCTTTATACTTTAATACCTGTAATTTTATAAAACTTATCTGAATCAAAATTGGGAATAGATTTTACTGTGTCTTTATCACAATTAGACAATTTACTCCACCACTTTTCAGCAGCTTCTACAATATGTATAACTTTAAGGAATCCGCCTGTAATTTCATGCTCTGGATGGAGTGTTTTTTCTTGATCTGTCATGTTTTTGGTGTATACCCAAGATATTGTTTGAATTCGGTTAAGTAAATATCTAGCATCAGAATTCCACCAATTTTGTAAGCTTAAATTTGATGGCTTATCAAAAATAATTGCTTTTTGTGGCTCTGTGCAAAATACGCCAGAAGAATAATTTACTGTGTTCCAGTCCCCTGTGTTCCGGTCCCCTGTGTTACGGTTCCCTGTGTTCCGGTCCCCTGTGTTACCGTTCCCTGTGTTAAGGTTCCCTGTGTTACCGTTCCCTGTGTTACGGTCCCCTGTGTTCCAGTCCCCTGTGTTCCAGTTCTCTGTGTTACAGTTCCCTGTGTTACAGTTCCCTGTGTTACAGTCCCCTGTGTTACCGTTCCCTGTGTTCCAGTCCCCTGTGTTCCAGTTCCCTGTGTTCCGGTCCCCTGTGTTCCAGTTCCCTGTGTTACAGTTCCCTGTGTTAAGGTTCCCTGTGTTACCGTTCCCTGTGTTACGGTCCCCTGTGTTCCAGTCCCCTGTGTTACAAAGTCCAGTATTGTCTTTACCTTCATTCACAATTGTAAGAAGTTCCTGCCATGTTATTTCTCTTATAATATGAATTTTACTAGTGCAATGCTTTGTATCTTCGCATTCTTTGCTGTCTATTACTCCAATAGCTTCAATCTCTGCAACTTTGTTTTTACTATCAAAACCATAATAATTAAAGCAATCACTAGCTTTAGTACAATAATGGAATCCATTGTCGCATATTCTTGTCGGTAATTCAGTTTCAAAAACCTTACCTACTTCAAATTTAAAACCCCGACACGTCCAATCTGAATTAAAAACTTTATAACCTTTCATTCTTTTTTCCTCCTATACTTTAATATTAATATGTTTTACTACCGGCTTAGCCTTTGCTTTCATCCGCTGCTTAGTAGCACAGTATGTGATGTATGAGCCTACGATTATAAGTCCTAGTATTGCAACTAAAAGGAATAAGGCATAGGCTGCTATTTCTGTGAAGCTGATTTCGTTTATGTTCATGTTTACCTCCGTATTTTCTTTATAATACGAACTACTCAATTTCCCATAATTCTTCATCCTCGTTGTAATACATAGATATTTGTCCTTCTAAAATCTTTTTTTGTTCAGAATCTGTTGAATATAACCACCATTCAAATACATCATTTCCGGTTTTCCAATTGTGCTTTATACCCCTTGAATCCATTCTTATTAACATTTTGTCAAATGCCTTTATATAAAGTTTTTTATAGTGAGGATACTTTTCAAAATCTTCTTCCTGTCCTTTAGTTCCACCCATTGGGCACCCTATGCACCCTATTCTTTTTTCACCCAAATCATATAAGCTACAATATGGAATTTTTCTATCAACAAGGTACTGCCAAACATCTTCATCGAGCCAGTTAATTATGGGATTAACAACTCTTTTTCCTTTCTGCATGCAATTTTCAAATAATCGTCTATCTTTATCATTGTCATTAAAGAGTTTTCTGTCTTTCTTTTGAGAAGTAACTATTTCTAATGGTTTGCGGCTTTTTCTTGCTGTGCTTTCCGCCCACCTTACTCCTGTTATTGCTAATCTCCCTTTACCTCCACGCTCTTTTAGATGGTCACAACAATAACGACATATCCTTGTTGGTGGCATTCCTTTTCTTTCAATCAAAGACCACATTGTTTTTTGTGTTCCGTCTCTAAACTTACCCGGCGGCTCCAAGTAAAGTTGAATACCTTTCTTAGATAACCTCTCCCTTGTTTGCTTTATATGAATTAAACATTGTGCAGCATCGACAGTCGTAATATTGTAATGTACCGAGAACTTAACACCTGCTTCTTGTGCTATATCTAAATCAGTATCGCTGTCTTTCCCACCCGAATAAGTAAGATAATAACCATCTGGATGAAGTGCTATTGCCATTGGTTCAAATTCTCTTAACAAAGCAATCGACACATCAGGTTTATACCTCTCTACAATTTGACTATTATCGTTTATAACATACTCCGATAACAAAAACACACCACCCCTCTATTTCGCATTTTATCCTTATACCGTGTTACTTCTTATCCTCTAGCTACACTGTTTTTAAACGATACACAAAACATTCTTTCACCTACAACTGATATATATTGATAAGCGTGTTTGTAGCTGTCGAATTTTCTAGCTATATCAGCTAAAGTTATTGCTGTGTTTTTACTTACTCTAGCCATGCATAATTTTATAAATCTTTTGCGTGTCATGTTACCCCCTCCTACTTCTTGTCCTCTAACTATTTGGTGGCGTACTCTCCAATACAAAATCATGAGCGCACGTATCACATGTGAATTTTTTATAGGCCTTTGTTGGAAATAAAATTTCATAAGACTTACATTTAGGACATTCAACAATGCTTAGTATTCCGGGCACAACAGCATAATTCCCTTGTTCTACACATACAACCATAGGGTCAGTTTCGTTTATAATATAATGTGGCTTTCTACCATCCATAACAACAAGTTTATGTACGGTATTATAATTTACATCTTTTGCATAAAACACAAACCTACCGTCTGTTAAAGGCATCTTTTTTAATTCTTCCATTTGTATAATTACATTTCCATATTCGTCTACTATTCTTTTCATACTATTCCCTCCTACTTCTTATCTTCTAGCTTCATCAACTCCGCTAATACTTTCATATAGTCAGCTTCTACCCATTCTACGCTAGACTTTTTGCTAGTCCAGTCCTGACCTTTTACTTTAAGTGATACGTCTTTTTTTTGTGCTAGTACGGTAATTTTGTTTTGCTGTGTCTGTGACATTACCCATTTCTTAGGCTCTTTTTCTTCGTTCCCGTGCTTATCTATTCCGTCACTGTCTTTTGTATCATCAATACAGAATAGACCGTTTAAAGCGTACTTTCTCGCATACGAGGACACACTACCTGTTACTTGTGCTAAATCCATTCCTTTTTTTGTTTCATCTTCTCTGGCATATGCACTAGCTGAAAGCATATCTTCTGGCTTTTCTGTGTCCATAATGTCTGCGGTTGCTTTTACATAGTACCGATCACCTATTAAAACTATTTCATCAGTTACGATAACAGCTGCTTTGACTTCTAATAAATGCGGTTTAAGACCTTCTAAAATATCTTCACAACTGCGGTAATTATATTTTCCAAAAGAGTTATATTGATTTTTTGGTGCCTTTAATTCACTTTGTATTTTCATCAGCTTTTCGAATATATTCAAACAACCCACCCCCATCTAAATTTTGATTTTATGTTACTAATCGTACTAGCTGCAATTTTATAATCTTGGGTAATATGCTTATATGGTCTTCTGTCATTTCTAATTGCTAAAATTAATTCCGCGTTTAAGTTGGTTCGTTTAGAACGACCTCTAATATCTCTATCGTGAGCATTTTCTTTACTCGTACCTGGTTCTAAATGTTCAGGATTTATACATTTTGGGTTATCACATTTGTGTCTCATAACAAGTCCTATAGGAATCATTCCATATGAGTTTTCATACATTGTTCTACAAACTTTTGTGTTAATTCCATTTTTACTATGCCTGGGATAACCTTTTACATCTGATTTATGGCTAACACATTCCCAACACAAATTCATATTTTCATACTGACAACTTACTTCTTTCCATTGTATTTGGCTCATGTACATTCCCTCCTAATTTATCTAATATATGCCTATCTTCTGCTAGTAAAATATTGCATTGTTGTATTAGTTGCTCAGCTTTATCCTCTTGGGGGTTCTTCTGTTGAGATCACAATTCAATATCGAATATGTTAGGTCTTTCTTGCACTGTTACACCATCGATTATTTCACCATCAGCGGTAACAACCTTGTCACCGGAAATTGTTACTTTTTCTTTTACACTCGCCCAATCAGGCTTTTCAACTGTCTTAATATCACTATCCCACCCCAGGGCCTTGAGGGACTTTAAAAACGTTTCTTCAACTCTGATAAATTCTGGCTTTTGATATTTTAGTTTAAGAGTGCCTGATGGTAGTTTGTAAGTTTCCTGCGTTTTAGTTGTCTTATGCGGTACAGATTCAAAGTACTGGTTAAGCTGCGACTTTAAGAAATTTGTGTGGCTTTCATACTGTTTTTTAAACTGGCTGATTTTTTCTTCATAGTCTGATATTTTCTGCTCACATACAGATATAAGCCTTTCCATATCGTTTTTTTCTTCCCTGATTTTTATTAGCGCCCATTCTGCCAAGTTATCATCTTTGATGCTGAAACCAACTTCTTGAATTTCCTCTGTGTTTAGTTCTAATGCTAATTCATTCATTAATTAACCCTCCATAAATTTATTTTTATATAGCTTGTGGTTCGTTGTATGTGTTGCATAGCCTTGAGTTTATCGTGTCACTGACTTCATTAAGTTCATCCCGTAATTCGTAGCGGTAATCTTCCAATTCTTCCTCGTTTAAGTCTGATGTGTTTCTTGTGGCTACAGATAAGATATATTTATTTGCTGTTACCGCATTAAGTTTTTCTGTCAATTCCTCTAGCTGCTCTTTATTCAATGTGATATTTAATTCCCCGATAGTTAGCCATGTATTAGATGTGTCTAGTTGGCTTTGTACTAGTTTGATTTTTAGTTCCTTTTCTAGTTGATAGCTTGCTCCTAACATGTGTTTTTCCTCCCTATGCCATTATTAAGGCATTATCAATAATTTCAAATATCAGGACTTGCCGCTCCCAAATTTAACTATTTCAAAATCGTTTGCAATTATTATTTTGGGTTTAATTCCAGATAGATCTTTAACGGTAGCGTTTCCGCTTACGTCTTTTATTTTAACGCTTGCGCTGTATGGTATAACAACTGAACTGTTTCCCTTAGCTACAACTGAACTGTTTCCCCAAGCTTCAACTGAACTGTTTTCCCAAGCTACAACTGAACTGTTTTCCCTAGCTACAACTGAACTGTTTCCCTTAGCTACAACTGAACTGTTTCCCCAAGCTACAACTGAACTGTTTTCCCTAGCTACAACTGAACTGTTTCCCCAAGCTTCAACTGAACTGTTTTCCCAAGCTACAACTGAACTGTTTCCCCAAGCTACAACTGAACTGTTTTCCCTAGCTACAACTGAACTGTTTCCCCAAGCTACAACTGAACTGTTTTCCCTAGCTACAACTGAACTGTTTTCCTTAGCTACAACTGAACTGTTTCCCCAAGCTACAACTGAACTGTTTTCCCAAGCTACAACTGAACTGTTTTCCCAAGCTACAACTGAACAATGAAAGATTCTTACTTTTGAGTTTTTTACATAAATTTTTGTATTTTTGTATTCCCTCCAAGATTGGTCATTAATTGTAAAACATTTTTCAAATATTTCTGGAAGATTAAACTCTTTAAATTGTCTCTCGGTTGTTTCATGGTCAAACCATTCTGGCCTAAAATCCTGATCTACATTAAGTTTCCAGTTACTCAAATCATGATTAAAAACATCACCGTCAATTGGTATCATTTCAATTCTTACAAAATTAGGGAAACTATTATCGTCTTTTATTCCCAAGTCATTCAAGATTTCGCTATGACTATCTTTGTCTAATGGACACACTATTTTGCTTTTTAAAACTATTGCGCTTTTAAACTTACACATTTAATCCTCCTACGCCATTACTATGGCTTTATAAAATTCTTCTTCAAAGTCTTTTTTCCATTCCAATACAGTTTCTTTTGCTCTTATGTCATTAATCAATTTTGGAATATTTATTATAAAATTGAACGATGGCTCTATCTTGTTTGTCATGTACTTGCTAAGCGTTCCTTGTGTTATGCAAAGCGAATCAGCCATTTCATCCTGAGATATGTTAAGCTTGCCTTGAAGTTGTCTAAGATGCCTTCCAATGTACCCCACAACTTTCCCACCTCCTTTATTCGTTTTTGGAATATATATTCCAAAGTGTATTTGATGCATTTCTCTGTAGGTTATATAATGATTATGCAAGGTAGCACTTGCACCTCACAAACTATAGCCTGTTAAGTCAGGCTTTCTTTTTTATCATATGACTTGTCATGTCCGGGGATTCTTCCCCCACTAACGCATTCCATGCAGGAGCTGTATCCCTATATCCTTGTACTATTGTTTCAACTCTTTCTTTCGTGCAAGCGTTGTTGTATCCGTCCCAGTATCCGCATATTTCATTTGTGTAAGGCTTTAGTGCTTTCTTTAATTCTTCTGTAGGTTTATCGAGATTCTCCATAATGTATGAGATTGCTTTGCTCAATCCGTCCGTCATAATATAACCTCCTACCTAAATATTTAAGATTTATCTAGCAGACTTGATACGCTTGGAAGCTTCTACTTCCTCTTTCAACTGTTGGTCGATTTTATTGTTAAAGTAGTCAATTATCTCTTGTGAGGTCTTTACTACTCCACCTTGTATATGTGTAAACCTCATGTTGTCGTAGTCTATCTTTGTACGTTTAGCCATTTATGCCACCTCCTAACTTAACATTCCGGACCATGTACCGTTAAATGAATTGACTCTGAATTATCGTTGGAATTTAATACTATAAAATCTGCATAAACTTCTACCGATTCTATCTTTGAAGTTTCTATGATAGGTAAATTGGGTGTTACTTCATCATGGTGAACTACGTTGCCATTTTCAATCGTGTAGCTCATATTGTGTAACTTATTGTTAAATGCATATATTGCGCTTCTTAAAGAATTTAAAACCATATCAGGTCTTGCATCTCCATATATATGAAGGTCTTCACCGCCAGACTCAAGCCACATCCTTATAATAACCTCATAGATGTCTTCTTTCTCATATCCTTCATTATCAAGTGATTCAAGAAACGAGATAGCCTTGTCAAAAGTATCTTTAGTATTAGGATTTGGAAAATCTATAATTTTCATTGCGAACCTGCCTTTGATAAAAATTTGTTTACAAAATAGTTCTGACCTTTCCCTGTAACTCTTGGAGTCTTATTAATAGAAACATACCCCGAATTATGATTAATAGCTGTTTCTTTTATCTCAAACAGTTCTAATTCCATAGACTTTTGAGTAGGAGAATTATGGTCTATACCTTTTCTATTTATAAGATAGCCGTTTTCTCTCATCCATTTAAAAAGCCTTTTTTCTCCAATATCAACGCCATTTTGCTTTATTATCTTTGCAAGTTCTCCGATAAGAATTGTTGTATAAGATGCTGCTACGGAATCCGCAAATAGAACTTTCCCCTTGTCCTTCTCTCTTGCCTCTTCAAGTTGCACTATCTTGTTATTTGCAAGCTTTAATGCTCTTGCCATTACTAACTCAGGACTATTCCATTTCTTTTCGAGTTCTATGAAATATTGCCTAGCCTGTTTACCTTTTTCCGTTCTCTGCAGCATTGCAATTTCTTTTGCCATGTCTATTGATATTTCGTGATCTGTGTAGGTTGTTTCATTGCCTTGATCTGTTACTCTTTTTTGAGTAATAGCTCTGTAATCTAAATTTTCAATGAACCCATATTCAGACATTCTTGAAAACCAATCGTTGTATCTGGTACCAACTTCTAAAAATTCATGTAATGACCTTAAGCTTGTTGTCTGTCTATCGTTGTTGTAATTGATTGAAATTAAATTACCCATACTTTTGACCCTCCTTTTATTAAGATGCATTTTTGGAACTTTCTGTTCCATAAGAGAGTAAAAAAATTTCTTCAACTGGCTTATTATACAAATCAGCCATCTTGGACATTATTTTTCTACTAGGACTTTTTTTGCCATTCTCAATAGAACATAGATAATCGTTCGATATTCCAATGAGTTCTGCGGCTTCGTACTGTTTTAAACCCGCTTTATACCTTAGAGTTTTTAAATCATCATTCATTGTGTTTACCCTCCAATCTATGGTACTTATTGTTCCAACCATGTTTTTATTATATAGTACTATTTGTTCCATTTCCATAGGTCTATAGTCCTATTTTTTATATATTTGCTTCAATTTGTTCTAAAATGAAACTTTAAATACAAATTAGTAGAACAATAAGTTATAATTCATTAGGGGGATTAATATGAAAAACAGAATAAAAGAATTAAGGAAAAATCTTAGGTTAACTCAAACGGATGTAGCTAAAAAATTAAATGTTACATATAGGTCTGTAGGATTTTATGAATCAGGCGAGCGCGATCCAGACACAGAAACACTAGCCAAGCTTTCTGACTTATTTAATGTAAGCATAGATTATATTTTATATAGAACAGACAAACCAGACTTAATCTTAAGAGAAGATAATAATGTAAAATACCATATTAAAAAAGGGCATGAAAACGATTATTCGGAAGAAGATCTAGAAATGGCATTAAAAATAATAGATATGATGAAAAAAGAAAAAAAGTGAGGTGTCTTAATGAAAAAACAATTTTTATTTTTGTGTTTATGTATTTTGTTATCATCCTGTATTGTGTCAGCAGCAATTATATATTCGCAATTTGACAAAGCAAAGCAGGAAAATGTTATTTCGCAATTTGACAAAGCAAAGCAAGAAAATGTTATTTCAGAAAACATAATTAAAAAAGATAATAATATAAAATTTGAAGTTCAAAATTTTGAATTATCTTACGAGGACAACTCTAGAAATATAAGCGATTATAAATTCAGAAATGAAAAATATTTTGGTAATGGAATTATTGTTGCATCAGGAGATGCAGAACTAGTAAGTAAACCATATGTAGTTATTATTAAATTTATTCGCAAAAGCGGAGGAAACGGGAAAAACACAAATACAGAATATATTAAATATTTACCTATAATAAACGGGACGGGGAAAATAATTACAGAAGACACTGTTACTGACGGAAATGATACTTTTGATAAACCAGTATATGAATTCACTATTATTGGGTACTTGCCAATCACAGAACAAATAATACAGAAATAAAGATTAACTTTGTGGATAGAACAAAATATCACCAACCTCAGGCGTAAGTTTTGGCAATGGCTTACAGCCAAGAAAGAAGGTGATATTATGCAGGATTATGAAATCCTGGACCTTGTTGAACAAACTTTGAACATAGCTTTATCAGCATATGCTTTGACAAAAGTTTGCCGCAAAGGCACCGTTTGGATTAGCAACTCGACAGCAAGTTCAACAGCAAGTTCAACAAGTGGTTCGTCCACTTAAAAGAGGGGGAGTAATCCCCTTCTCTATATATTATACCATATAATTTAAATTTATGTACATAATTTTGAAACGTTCTATTGCGTAAATATACTTATATTTTTTTGGTAGTTTGATATATACCTTACGCATTTTATACCTCCAAAGCACGAACACTTATATTTTTTTAAATACAATTGTTTAGTCAGCCTTAGAACCTGTAATAATTTATATAATATCACTTTTTATAAACTACCGCAAACGTGCCAAAAGACCTATACATAAGTAATTAGTCTTAATTACTATAGGACATGCATACAGGTGTATATGTTTTTTTAGTAGTATTTTGTCGAATAAGGAGGAAAAGTTTGATTTGATTGCTAAAACTGTAATATAAATGTAAAATTGGGAGGTATATATGATAGCTGCGGCATATGCCAGAATAAGTTCAGAAATGCAGGAAGATAATTTTTCAATATCCGCTCAAACTAGAGCAATAACAGAATATTGCAATAAAAACGACATACAAATATATGACCAATATGTTGACGAGGGCATAAGTGGGGGAAGTGAAAATAGGCCAGCATTTCAGCAAATGATAAAGGATGCTGAAAAGAAACTTTTTAATCTTATTTTAGTCCACAAATACGACAGATTTGCACGCAAGGTTGAACTATCCCAGAGGGTTAAAAACCAATTAAGAAAATGCGGCGTAAATGTCATTTCTATAACAGAGCCTGTTGAAAATAGTCCTATGGGATTCTTTGTATCCGGACTCCATGAATTGATGGCTGAATACTTTATTCGCAACTTATCCCAGGAGACTAAAAAAGGACACATTGAGAGGGCAAAACAAGGCTTGCACAATGGCAGCGTGCCTTATGGGTATAAGTTGGTTAATGGTGATATGGTAGTTAATAAAGATCAGGCTGTAATAGTAAAGAAAATATTTGAAATGTATGTCAAGGAAGGTATGGGCTCTACTAAAATTGCACAATGGTTAAACGACAATAAAATTCCATCTGCCGTCAATGGACAATGGGCGCACTTTACAGTTAACAGGATCCTTAGAAATATAAAATATATAGGCAAGATTGAATACGATAAACAAGTCTATTCAGGGATACATGAGCCTATAATTGACACGGATACATTTGATTCTGTAAATAATTTTATGAAAGATCGCACATGGAAAACAAGTTATCGTGGATCCAACCACGCAAAGTTTTTACTTCTCGGTATTCTTAGATGTGGAAGGTGTCAAAAAGTGTTTAGGCTGCAAACTTGTTTTACAGGTAAAAGGAAAAGTAGTCTGTATTATTATGTGTGTAACAATGCCGCACATTCAGACTCTAAAAATAGGTGTGGCCATTATAAATTTTATTCCGTAGCAAGACTAGAAAAGAAAATATTAGAAATAATAAGATACCACATAAAACAGATTAAAAACGGTAAAGGACAGTTTAATTTTGTGGACATATCCAATGTATTAGAGCAACAACACAAGGCAGCCAAGGAGGAATTAGAGCGGTCTAAGGCTGCTTATCTTGCTAAAGTGTTTACGCTTGAAGAATATGCAGAAATTAAGAATAAACTAGAGTGTCAACTAGAACAAATCGCACTATCTAAATCAAAAGATACTAGCCAATCAAAACAATTATTTATGCAAAAAGCTGTTAATGCATGGGATAGGTTTATAAATTGTAAAGCCATACCAGAGAGGAAAAGTATACTAAAAGAGTTCATACATAATATATACGTAGATGGAGAAGATGTGTCTATATTGTGGAATGATTAGTATATTTGTATTATAGAGACCGCCATTATCGTAATTTACAAGTAGGAGGGAATATGTTTTATAACAATGGTGATTTAGTCCAATATAAAAAATATCTAGGCCGCGTAAGATTTGCTTATGCAGAAAACCACACATACATAGTAACATTATTTGGGTATCGGGGAATGATTAAAACAGATAGGCAAATTAGCCAGGTGGATTTGTGCCCGGCTTATGAGCAGATTGGTATAAGGTTGTAGATTGATGAAGCGGAGCAGTCGTATTATTTAGAGAAGGGAAAAGAGACGGTTTAATCCGGATCTTTTATTAATTCGTTATATCTTTTATAATGATGCTTATAAAGTCTATCTCCTAATTCTAAACGTAAATCATTGAGACATTCATTTAATGCTTCTTTCAACTTATCGTTTTCCTGCTTTAGTGCTTCGATTTTGGCTTCTTGTTCTTGCCACATTTCTCTATGTGTTTGCTCGTCTTGTTTATTTGCTATGCTAAGCCTATCGTATTGAGTTTGTAGCTCTTCGTACATTCTTATATCTATCATATCAACTGCTTTAGTTTGTGGGTTTATGTGTATTAGGTGTTCACTCATTCTTTCCACTCCTTTACTCATGTAGTTTGTTAACCTATTTCTGCAAGTATATCCTGCATTTCTCGTATGTTTGAATATAAAGATTTTTTGACTATATCTTCAACACGAGTTTTGCATTGTTCAATATCTTCATATGTCAAAGCATAGTCTTTTATATTTAAGTATCTTGACGTTAAGTACCATCCCGGAATACCATGTATTCTATGAATAATTATATCCATAGTTTTTATTTTGGCCCTCCACACTCTAGGTATTCTTTCTTTTTCACTTTTACTGTAACTTGTGCCATCTGTCCATTTAATCATTTTTCTTCCCCTCCAATTTTTCAATACGTTTTTGCAATTCTTCATATTTAATGTTTTCTTCGATTAGTCTACTGACATATTCACCCTTCTTATTTTTCATTGATTCCAGTTTTGTAATTGCTGATTTATTGTGAATAGTTATTGTAAATTTCATTATTCCACCTCCTAATTACATTATATAGGAAGTATAACCTATTGTCAAGTTTGTTATACTAATTATATGTTTTTGTTGACATTGTGGAATAATAAGAGTATACTTATATATGTAAGGCAGTAACCGATAGGAAGATAGGTCAGATCGTGGCGACGCGAATTTCAACAGCGACTTGCAAAGTGTTCATGACTAAGACTGGCCTTGCTTACTGCCTTATATGTAAAGTAAATAGATGTATCGCCTGTGAGCCTAAAATAGAGTGCGAACTACTTTAAATATAGCTTAGTATAACTATAGGAGGTAAGAAGAATGGATATAAACGTATTTAAAAAATACACCAAAAATTTACGTACGTATTCTGCAAGTGATGTGGCAAGGTTTGAACTTATGACAGATGAAGAATTAGAAGAATACCAAAATGAAATAGAAAGATATGATTCTGGTATTTTTTCTGATTGGGATCACATAAGGGCAATAATTACATTTAAACATAAATTGAATCTTATTAATAAATAAAGCTTTAAGCCACCCAATAAAGAGTGGCTTTTATCATATCTCCCATATAAGCGAAATGATACTAGAAGCTGTCTTTTGAGGTTGGATTATTTAGCAAGCCGAACAATACACCTAGTTGCAATGCTCCTGCTACTATATCTCCTATCATTCCAGTATCAACACCATACTTTGCCCATAAGCCTGATACCTGACCTAATGATATAATTTGTGCTACTACAGCACTCCAAAATATTGGACTCTGCCATCTTGATTGTTCCATTTTATATGACCTCCTCAAATTTATATTTTTTTGTTTTAACTGTTCCTTTTAAGTTTTTTGCTATTAACGAAAAATCATATCCAATTGCCTTTGAACATTGATTAATTGAGTTAAAAATCTTTTCTGTACCGTCATTAAATGTAACCTTGACTTTTTTGACTCTTCTTGTGGCTTGCGCTTGTTCGAGCCTGTTAATAAAAGAGCAATATTCCTTAGAATACAATAAGCCATTACCCATTACATCTTTATCTAACGTATATTCCATAGAATCTTCTAACCATAAATCGTAATTCTTTAGTTCCTTTACATCTTTTTCAAAAACGGAATAGTGCAACCATTCATCTGAAATTTTTACTCCTCTTGCTCCGTATGTTTTATAGCTCTTTGCCCTCGAGACATAACAACGCTCTAATATATGCGCCCAAAGATGGTATATCTTGTCTGATTTATTGGAAAAGCTATCGGAATAACCAACTCCATATACTGATGGTAAAGAATAGTCTTTGTAATTTCCGCGCACAAAATTACTTCGTTGCATCAGTAACACGGTGCCAGTTTCTAGTATCAATACTTCGTACAAATATCTAGTGTTCTGTTTTACAGAAGTTTTCTTTATTATTTTACCAGTAAGACCTTGTTTGTTTATACTTGTTTCTCCGATATATTTAGTTGTATTGCTCATAAAATCACCTCAATACCATTATACCATAGAAGGAGATTTAAGTCTATATCTTATGGACTTTTAAACCTATTCTGCGTCATATGTATTCTCCTTTCAACTAAAAATTAATATATTACGTTGTTCCCTTGTTGTATTTATCACAGGCTTACCGCCTAAATAAAACGTTGTTGAGCCTCCCGAATCTAAGCCGATACCTAAAGTATTCTTATTGCTATCAATGCACCCCTGCGCTCTCAATTCTGCCCTTATACCGTTT